GTTTCTTTAGGGAGTGCGTCAATATCGTATTTTGTTTTACGGTATTTCGTGACGACTGTTTCCTTAGATACTATAGAGGTTTCGGGTTCACACATTGCCGCCGCTTCCGCTTCTGTGCATTTAATCCGCACAATGCCGTAGTGCTTACGCTCATTCGTTCCCCAACTCCAACCATCAGGCTTGTATGTGATGATGTCGCCACGTTTGGATACAGCACCTTTGCCGGGCTTGTCTGGTTTATCGGTCAATCTTACAAGAAACTCCATTATTAACCCCCTGCCAATGCAGTGTGAAGATAGGTGTATTCTACCGTGTAATCATTCACAACTGGAACAGCCGTAAATACCGCCCTATCCATCATTGTATTCCCTGTGGCTCCATTAAATAAAGCCCATTCTGTGATGTCGTAATTACCATCATAGGTAATCACCGCAACTGTTTTGTAAATATTGGAACCGCCTTCTACTTGAGTCCCTGCAATTCTCGCTATCCCTACAGGGGTTTCAAGTGCTGTATCCGCTACATCTTCAGCCGTTATTCCTGTCCCTGAATCGTGGTATTTAAAATCGCCAATACCGGTAACAAGGCCCTGCAAAGCATCTGTATAATATGCAACGTAAGCGTTTGTGATGTACTTTTCAGATACTTTCCCGTAATCCTTAACGAGATTCCCGTTCGGGTCGAAAACTATTATGAAAAGCTCTCCCAATAATATTTTGTTGCCTTTTATTTTCATTTTTACACCCTATCTCACTAAAGGAACACTTGTATTGTCGTCAGTCAAACTTATAAATACGTATCCATCAGATACCACTTTATTGTTTTCATCGTATGATTGTCCGGGGACAAATTCGCCCTTCCAATCAATATCACTCTCATCTACATCCCGGAAATAAATATCCCATTCACCCCAATTTATTCCCTCATCCATTTCCCATGTAAGCATTATCGATGAGCTATACTCTCCTGTTGTCCTGTTTTTGGAAGTTATTTCTTTTGCCACTAAAGTGTCAGCAACATTATATAATAACTGAGAAGGTAAGCTCAAGGGTGGAGCGCCATCGATACTATAAACATCCTCATCATATTCAATGCAAGTTAAAGACCGGTATTGCTCATCAGAACGGTCAATTCTCATAATTCTAAACTTTTTCAGAGATTCAGTTGCTTTAAATATTGAAAATGGTGAATATTTCTGAGGGAGTGTACTCCACGCAACAGCGAATCCCATATTTGCCGTTGTAGTTTCTACGCCTTGAACAAATATATTATTACTCTCAAGAGTTCCTGTGTCATGCCTAACTTGCATTGTATAAGTAACACCGGCCTCAAGCGTAAAATCTTGGTCTATAACAACAGCATCGTTCGGGGGAGAGGCGGCAGATGAAACAACCCTTCCCCCACAGCCGGAACCCCAATCAGGAACATTGTGCTGAATCTGAATTACATCTCCTACCTGAGCGGCCAGAGCATCGATATTGACATCAAAAGTGACTATCTCATTTAATAGTTGGTTGCAATTCAAAAGGAATCTTGTTAAATCGTATGCGTGAGCATAAGTTACAACACCCCTTAACTGCATCCGAAAAGGCTCACTTACATCCTCTATAGTGTCCCAATCGGTAGTTCTCGCTGAGAAATCTGTTTTTGAATAATTTCTGTCCCGGTCCCAATATGAGGTTTCGACCAGTTTTGCTTTTCTTGATTTATCAATCCATTGATGTTTAAAGGTGTCCCACTCAATGTTACCATGTGTAAACATTTGAGTTACATCTGTAGCCATATCCGTGTATGCCCATATCTTGTTTCCAACAGGGAATACCATTCCTCGTCCCTCTTGGCAAATAGTGAGTATCGAATCCCAAATAGTTGTAAATGTATCAAATACGATATTCAATTCAAATTCTTTTAATTCTATAAACGTAGCCCATGTGAGGAAACTTGCGTAATCAATCTTTGTATAGGAGACACCGGCCCCATAGTTTAATGAGGGTTCAGGATGTCCATCACTCCCTGATACGAGAAGGTCATAGACTGCCCACGCATGGTTGTTTGCCGGTTTCTGTTCCCACTCAACTCCCGTGTATACCCAAACGAGAGAGCGTTCACATACGCCCGTTAATTCAAAATCTCTGCTCATCGATTCGCTTGCAATAGCTTTCATGCCCAATAGAGGCTCACCGGGATAAGTAAATCCTCTTTGCTCTCCATCCGCATCTGCTCCTGCATAAGAGATACTTGCAACAGTTACCAATGTTGGGTTGTAGAATTGAGTATCATCACCATCTTTTCCGTAAGCTACTAATGAAGCTCCTATTCTTACTTCATATTGGCCTAGGTCTAACGATGTTCCTTCTGCGGTGGCTCTTAGCGCAATAGAAAATGGTTTGAGTTCTTTCCTTCTCATATACCCTGTTTCTGCAAAGTAATGAACCGAACCATTTATTTCTGCGGCACGATTTGTAAAAACAGTTGCAAATAAATCATGGAATCTTAAAGATAATGGGAAACTTTCCCAATCTTCTGAGCCAAATTTCCGGTATTCTGCTGTGATATAACAAAGCCCTTCCTCTAAATCCCCATTGCTTTTCTCAGTAAACATCCCACTGGAAAATAGAATTGTAACCTCAATATCTTGAGTAGTCTGAGTCGTCATAATAACGCTTGTCAGTGAACCCTCGGCAGGGGCGGCATTATCAGCATAAGTCCTGAAAAAAAGTTCTGTTCCTTGCGGAAAATAACTATAATTTGCGAGAAAATCCTCAATCAAAACCTGTTCGTCATATCCCGGACGAGTCTCATATACAAATCTCTCTGTGTTTCCAGTATGAATATTGCTTAATGCGGTTCCATTTATTTGCAAGTCTGTTATTTTGGCCATACCTATTGATACTTCCCAATATCTCCAAGAATTCGTACTCCAAGGCGAGATTGAATATCTAGGGGAACCAAGGCTGTAAGCCACATGGTTCCTGATACATCTGTATGTTATCCCGGGCGTGTTTGTGTTTGTTATCTCTCCCCTAAAATCAGTAAATGTTAAAGGGGTACGAACTTCATCACCCACACGATAAATAGTTCTTTCCCTACTGCTCGGAGAAGGAATCCATCTTTCTACAACCCTTTCATCAATCTGGTGAGATGCGAAAGAATAAAGAACATTCAAAGTTTGCTTATCGTCAGCACCATAAGTAATGAATCTGTTTTTTATTGTCGGTTTAACTCTCGTTTTCCCATAGATAATAGGCATCGGCTTACCTTCAGCCGCAACAAGGTTTGCTTTATGTGTCCAACCATAGGATTGAGATGTTTCATCGTCTATTTCTTCTTGATGCCGGGTCCATATATATCCGAAGATAAATGAGCCGCCTACGGCCATCATAGGCCCGATAGGAGAAGGAATAATAGCAGATGCAAGTAATAGTGAGGATTGGGCAAGCATTCGCCATGTATCGGCATCTCCACCGCTCGGTAAGGGGACAACGAAATAATGCTCCCCTACTGCCGGGAGAATTTTGTCGATTGATTTGGTAAGAAATTCATTATTCCACAATACTATAAACTCTGCTTCGCTTTTGAGGTAATGCCGGAGCGAATAATGTTTTTTTCTCTCAAACTCCTTACAAACACCTTCATTGTCTCCGAAGGGGTCAGTGAGAAGCGTTATTTTAAAAGTATTTAACATAGCTTAAAGAATCCTGCTATTCTCGGTTTAAGGAAAGGCTCTATCTTCTGTATTGTAACGCCAGTTTTCTTCATAATATGGATTATCCTGCCATCTCCAATATAAACACCTACATGATTAACAAGTTTTGGATTATTCTTTATAGCAACAATTAATGGCGCATCACTGTTTGATGGGTTATCAACTCTGGGCCATGTCCTCATTTTATAAATAGCCATTGCATCGATATTAAATTCATCGTCAGATTTTATCCTGAAGTCAGGAAGCTCTTGCCCGAACTGCTTAAATACTTCGATTGCTAATCCCCAACAATCCAAACCGCTTAAATCTCTACCTTGGTCGAGGAACGGGACCGGCAACAAATACTGTAAGTCCATTAATTAACTCCTTCTGCAACACCGGGGCTTCCCCCGTATCTGTGGCTATTGTTCCTTAACCGGCAGTCGGCCAAGGTATGTCTACAAGTTGCGTAATCGCTACCAGTATATCCACACCGGGCGGCTCTCCCGTCAGTTCTTCCCGGATAGTTAAATGGATGTCGGCAAATGTTTGCAATATATCTGTCCCTCGGAAGCCTTTTATTAAGAGGACTCGATATTCCTAACGTGAGGGCAACATTTTTATTATCTGCAACTGTCTCCAAAATAGTAAAAGTCTCAGATACCGCAGGAGACTCATTCAGAAGCGCACTATTAACAACCATTAACGTAACGCCATTCCCCACAAATCCACCATTATCCTGAATCCATGAGTTTAAATAGAGGTCTGCATTAGATAATGAAAGGCGTATTCTTGGGATTTCACCCTGCATTGATTCTGTCACAGGCTCAACCTTAAATGGGAATCTCGAATACGTCTGACCGCTAAAATCCAAAAGAACATCTTCATTATTGTTAGTTAAGTAGAGTGTAGTTGAGTTAGATGCAACCAGTTCGAGCAATAAATACCATGCAGAATTAGTTGATACCTGATTTATTTTGTCCCAATAATCCGATGATAGTGATTTCACTATATTTCCTCTACGTTAAATTCCACAACCCATCGTGTATAATTCGTCTGTTTCCAAGTATGATACTTTACTGGACTCGAAAACCGAACCGTCCGTACTGAGCCTTCGTTATCAGTCCATGTGAATGTGGCAGAACCAACCTTCCTTTCTTCTGCATGTGCGAGGATAAGGTCTTTATTCGCAGTTGTAATACCGGTATATACTACCCGGAAAGCTCTTGGCATCCTTGTAAACTTCGCTCGGGAGATAACGTATCCACCCTCAGTAGGAGATTTTACGGTAGGGTCTGTTCTGAGACTATGCTCATAGTCAGATATGTCAGGAACAAGCGGTTTCCCACCAGTTAGAGTCGGGAAAGTAGTGGCCATTTTATAAATCCCTTAAAGTTTGTCGTAAATTTGAATTTGTATTTATGCCATCGATTAAAGCATCTATAACAAACTCATTCGGATTTGCTGATTTCCTTGCCGTAAGAGGAATCCCTGAATTGTTATTGATTATTATCTTTGAGGCGGCTCCGGTTACAGCGTCAGGAGTCGGAGAAGATGCTAATGCCCTGTAAATTCCAGAGGCATCGAATCCACCCCCACTTTTCATGGCATCTGAGACATATCCGTTCCCGAATATCTGATAGAACATATTCTTTGCGGCCATCTCCGCAAGGAACGAGATAAATGACTGTAAAATTGAATCAAACATATTGTCCATAAAATCTGCAAAGCTACTTCCGTGTTGCATCAATTTATTAAAGGATGAATCAAATCCATCAATAATATCTCTCTGTACGTTCTCGAACATCTTGTAAACTTGCGTGAAATCATCCATTACGGTTTTTGTTGATTGTCTCCAATGGGATGCCCATATATTAGAAATATCTTCACCGCCTATGCTTCCTGCTTGTGCGTAAGCCGGTTCAGCCCCCGGGGAAGGCAACGTA